AGCGAAATCCTTGAACAGCTCTGAAATGGCCCCCTAAGCGGCCCTTGATAGATTTTCTTTTTACGGACGAGGATTGCCCGAGGTTCGCAGAGACCTGCGCCCAAAGAGGCTGGCCACGCAGTGCTGTGGCCAGGCCGGGGTGGGAGGTGTGAAACAACGTGGGCATGGGGCGCTCGTAGCGGTTCACACCGCGCCGCCAGAGGGCACAGACCTCATTAAGGAAGCGCAGGCCCAGCCCTGCACCTTGCCATTCAGGCATAATCACCAGGCGGCAAGCACGGGCCTCGACCAATCCCGGCCGAGGCGAAAAGCAAACATGCGCCACGGGTTCGCCGTCCACAAAGCCGACGTAGTAGTCAGCCGCCACCATCCGGGGCAGCTTCAGGTAGTGATGCGGCTCAAACAGGGGCCAGTAGGAACCGTCGGTCTTGTGAATTTCCATGCTGATCCGGGGCGCGCGTCGAAGACGCCTCCATTTGAACTCGGCCGAGCGGGTGTCGATTACCCAGTCGGGATTGAGCCATTGCACCACGTCGTCGTGGCATGTGACGCCGACGAACTGGCCGGGACCACGCCGCCAGGCTTTGGCGAAGGCGGCCGCGCCGATCCGGGCAACGTGGCGGTCGATGGTAGAGGTGAACTCATCCACCACGGCCAGCGCTGGGCGCTCACAAAGGAGGCGGGCCAGATTGGCGCGGAACTGTTCGCCGTTTGACAGGTGCCCCCAGGGGCGCAGCCAGCTCGGCACTGAACCTAATCCAACAGCGGCAAGAGCGGCGGTGACCTGGTCCATTTCAGAGTCGGGGGAAATGGCATCAATAATGACATCCTGGCGGGGCCATTGCGGCTCGGCGTCCAGCTCCCGGCCAAACAAGGCCCGGCCGAGAGAGGTCTTGCCGGAACCTGAAGGCCCGACGATCAAGCCAACCTGCCAGGGGCGGGCGCTTAGGTCTGCCTCGACGGTCAGGCGAAAATCGGCGTCGCCCTCAACATTGAACATGCTGGAGACGCGCGCTGCGCGGTAGGTTTCGGGGATGGGCGAGGCGTGATGAATATCAATTTTCATGTATTCACCACCCGGCATTTGCGACCCTGCGCTTTCAGCTCTTCAAAGAGGGCCTTCTGCGCGGGTTCGTCCTGGACCAGGACAATGACGCCAAACTGCTGCTTATAGCGTGTCCCTTTGGGAATACCGTGGCAGCCTGGGGGTAGCGGCGGGAGATTGATCTCGGATGACTTGGGCATTTTGGCCCTCCGTTCCATCGCGCTCTTGGCGCTCAGGTGAAGGGCTCGGTGGCCTCAAGGTGGTGTGTGCCTTGCATCTAGGGCACTTGATAGAGAGCGTGCCGCTCAATGCGCCAGGCTCGATCTTAAATAGCAATCTACGACATTCGCCGCAACGCTGGTCTTGCAACGTCAAGTGGAATCACCTCATGAAGGCCGGGTCCTCGAGGACAGGGAGCGGCCATGAAGTAGTCGTTGGTCGATGGGGTTTGATGTGAGAATTTGGCCCCATGTTGAAGGGTGTTTTAAGCGCCCTTTAACCTCCCGTTACCGTGAGGCGTCTTCTGATTTCAAGCTGCGGTTTGAAGGGCGTTTAAGGCCACTTTAAAGGCCGACTCCGTGTTGAAACTTGCCGGGTCTTCAGAGGCTTCAATTTGGGCCTGGACGGTGCGTTCTGCGGCAAAGCAGACTTGGACGTGACCGGCGACCGCACTGGTTATGGCCTCCAGTTCTGTTTGAGACAGGTCCGCCCAGCCGTCTGCCATTTTCCAGGGCACAGGCCCCTGCATAAGACCAGCCTGCAGAGCGTTTACGGCTTCTGTGAGGGAGGCGCGGGTTTCGCGGTCGGTGCGAACAAGAGTACCGTCTGGCGTCAACAGCCCCCCGGTTTCGGCCTGCCAGCGCAAATGGGCCAACTCGTCATTGAGGCGGGCTTTCTGCGTTTCATGAATATCATTGGCGGTGATCGTCTGCGTGAAGTCGATGTTGCTGCTCATGGCTGATCTTCCGTCTGCTGAACTGTGGGGCTGTGAGCGGGCAATTTGACCGGCCCGTCCCCGGTGACGAGCAACGGAACCGGGAAAAGGGTTTCGCGTGGGGCTTGGGCACCGTGGGGGAGGATCAAGGTCATTTGAACCACGCCGCTGACGCGGGTCACATCGGAAACCAGCCAGTCGCTGACAACGGCCGCGCGGGGCAGGATGTGCCCCTCGGGCAGGGGGGTGAAATCAAAGGCCTCGCCGTTGATTATCAGGACGTCGCCTTGCTTTTCCAGAGTCAGCTCCTCATCGAGGCGCATTGGCGTGAAAGTAATATGCATTGCTGTGTCTCCTTAGAACCAGCGGCCAACAGCCAAGAGGTTGCAGGTCACTGCGACCTTTGAACCGGCTGTATTCCAGGCATTGAAGCCGATGATTGAACTGCTCACCCCGTGCACGGTTCCCATGCGCGCCCCGTTATACTCGGGCGCTGCCGTTACTGCTGGTGGGGCAGAAAACTGGCTCGGGAACACCCAAGGCGCAGAGGTTCCGGCGCTGGAAAGCGTTTTGTGGGTGCAGATCTGAGTACCGTCGGCCAATCGCACATAGTGACCATTGGCGTTGTTCCCTTGCTCGATCAGCGCACCAGTAGGCTGGCCGCCACTTTGTGAAACGCTGCCGAGAATACTGGCTTGAGTGAAAATCTCGACCCAATCCGCCCAGGTCGTTTCGCTGAGTTTTGATCTGACAGCTGCCCGAGACCGTTGGCCGACGCTGGTGTTCAAAGAGAAGGCGAGCTGCGCGGCCAGGCTCTCATGGCGCGGAAGGGACAGGATCGAGAAATTGGCTGCGAAATCGGGTTTGTTCGCGCCGACGGAATCAACGTGAAAGATCCCGCCAAAAGCCCCTAGATTGTCTAGATCAGCTTTCGGGGCCGGGGCGGTGTAGCCGCCCAGGCCAAAGCCGCCTACTTTCATTAGCTTGTCCGGGGAGGCGTCGACCACCGAGCTTTGAACGGCGGCTCCGCTAGCCCGGCCCCCGGTTAAGCGGAGCTGTTCGACCGCACCAGCGATCAGGGATAGGGTGTTTGAGCTTAGGCGAGACAGGCCCGTGTCACGGTCTGCGTCAAACCCAATACCAGCAGCGGCCACGGTTCCGTTGTTAAACCGCCCTTGGCCTGCCTTGTCATAGATGGACTGGTAGTTGCCAATGAGAGTTTGCAGGGCGGTGGTCAACTCATGGGCCAAAGATTGGGTCGGAAAGGCAGAGTAGCTCTGCCCCGCTGCCGTTGGGCCGCCATAGTCCGTCGCCAAAGTGAGTGCGGTGTTGCTGCTCACGGCCGAGATTTCATAGGTCTTGCCGTCGGGGCCGACAAAGCCCCATCCGGCCTGTAGGGAGGCCACCCAATTGGTGCCTGATCCGGTGACGACTGGGGAACCGCTTGTGACTGAAACTGTGCCTGTCTTTTGCCAAGCCATTGGAGGCCTCCTTCAGGTTACCTGGAACACGGTCCATTCGATTGTGGGGTTGTTGAAATAGAGCCCGCCTGTGGTCTCCATTTCTATTTTGAGAAATACCCTTTGATCGCTGGCGCTAGCCCAGCGGGGTGTGATCAGAGTTGAGGGATCTTTCTGCCAGACCGGGCCGGGCTGAGGGTTGCCGTTGAAACCATTCCAGCGGCCACCTGGTTGCACGGAAGCGTTCAAGGTCCAGAAGGAATTGTTTGGGTCGATACCGCCCGGAGCGGTGGCGGCGCTGGACACAGATGCGACCGCGACCAAGGCTACAGAACTGGCTTGCCAAACATCTGCTTTTCCGACCCGAATGCCGGTGTTTACAAAGCTCCATGCGTCCCCGTCGTCGAAGGTGCCAGACAGGCTGAAAGAGCCCCGTGCCAGAACCATTGGGCGAGAAAACAAAACGCCCGCGGCCTTGATCTGCCCCGTCTCAAAATCCAGTTTCAGACCGGCTGTGGGGGTGCCGTTGGCGTCTTCTGCATAGTCATCGCTCTGGATGCTGTCTTCAATCTGGGCGCGTCCAATGGCGGCGCGACCCAAAAATACATTCTCCATATAGACCCCGGCCGGGTAGAGCTTTCCGGCAATGGTGCGGGGGCTGGCATAGACAACAAAGGGGACCTCGCGGGTGCTGCCGTCGGGGCTGACAACGGCGAACTTATCTGTCTGAAACGCGACCTGGCTGGTGGGCTGGCCCGCGTCGTCGAGATCCGACCGCAGCACCATGCCCGACACCACGCCGTTGGCCTCAATACGCAGGGTGTATTCGGCGCTAATCCCGTCGACCGTCTCTAGGGTTTGGGCAATTGACGCGGTGTTCTGCCCGACCGTTGTTTGCAGGCCAAGGAAAGCACTGGCCTGGGCTGAGACACGTCCGTCAACTTCCTGCACCGCCGTGTCCAGGGTCTCAAGTGCGGCGGCATGGCCAATAAGCCCTTTGCCTGTATCAGCGAGTTGGCTGTCCAGGCGGGTGAGTTTTTGTGCAGTTACCAGGCCTTCTTCAGTCACACGGGCGTGGAGATCCTCGGAGGCAAGCGATTGCGCCTGGCGTTGCTCTTCCCGGTCCCCGTGGCCTTTGACGGTCAAAGCCAGGGTGGCCAGTTCTGCGTCGCCTTGGGCCGCTGCCTGGGCCGCTTGCTCGGCGTCAATTGGATCAAGGCGGCCTTCGATCAGGTCGTCATTCAAGGCGCTAGCGATGTCGTAGGCATCGTCTGCCAGGGCGTCAAAGGTCTCATCTGACAGATCCGCAGGGGACAGACCAATGTCGAGCGTGGTGACTGGCAGCCAGAGGCTCCAATCGGTTACGCGGCTGGCGGCGATGGGCTTGGCGCGCACCAGGTAGTCGGTCGCGCGCAGCACCGGCTCCAGGACGAATTCGCCGGATGCAACGTCCGAGGTGCTGGCCGTGATCTTTTCTTCATTGCCTGTAACCTTGGCCTGGAAGGCAAGCGCGCTGGTGGTGTCGGCAAGTGATCCGATCCAGTTGATGCGGATGACTGGCGCACGGTAGTTTGATGCGCCGTCTTTCCGGGCTGCAGCGGTGACGGCCAGACCGGGAACGCCCGCATCAACTGGGGTGATAAGCCCGGTCGGGCGCGGTGCTTCGGGCAATTCCAGGTCAAGATCCGGGTCATAATCCGCCGGGTCGGCCTCCCGCACACTGACAACGGAGGTCAACGTCTGAAGGTTGTAGGCCATTTCCGTGATGCGAAAGGCTTTAGCCTCGTATCCGTATCCAGAGCTGTTCGCCTTGATCGTCTTGAGCGGGCGAAGGTGGAAATGCTCTGGCAGCATCGGCCACTTATGGGTGCGAAACTGGCGGTTTTCCTTTAGCAGCGCATTGGCAATCTGCCGGGCCTGGGAGGTATCCCAAACCATGGGCAGGCTCAGATCAAAGAGCTTGGTGCCGCCGTCCTCGGTGACCCACTCGTCCCTTGTGATCGTCTCCAGCGTTGTGGCGTTCCACAGCGCTTCGGGCGAGGGAAGGGACGTTGAAATGGCGTTAAAGGTGCTTTCAACACCGGGAAAAGGGGAGTGCTGCCAGGCCTCGGAGACAAGCAAATCGTCTTCCAGCGAGATTTCGACAACCGCCGGGCCGCTGTCTCCGACCAGAGGATACCAATACCCGCCGACCTCGACGACCTGGGCGTTGCAGGCGGAAAAGATTTCTTTGAGGATATCGGCGGGGATCTCTTCAAACTTGATTTCATAGCCGCCCCGGAACTGCGGGCGATTGTCATCCCCGACGAGTAAATCACAGGCGTTGAGCGCGGCGAACCAGTCGGGCAGAGGCAGGTCTTCGGCTTCAAAACCGCCACCATAGACACGGCCACAGGGGAGGCGGACGCCACGCAGGATGTTGTAGGCGATCACCAGAAGATTGGAGGTCTGTGTCCATGTGGCCGGGGTGTCAAAGCGCTGCGGGCCGCTGCCGCCGACTGTGCTGTCCTGGCGCGGATCGTAAAAGCCTGGTCCGTCCAGCTCGAGCTGGTAGTCCGGGCGGCCGTTTGGGAACATGCTGTCACTGCGGTAGAAGGTGAACACCGCATAGCAGACACCGGTCAGAATGTGGCTATCGGTCCAGGGGCGTTCCCCGTCGCCGCTATAGAGATCCACGAGGTCGGGGTCGGCGGCGGTTTGGGTGCCGTCATGGAAGCGGACCCAGGCATAAGCGTTTGCTCCATTGACCTTTGACAGGATCTTGTAGCCAAGCCCCGGCACCCATTCAGTGCCAAGATCAGAGAACTCGCCGTCGATGATGACGCGGCGCAGACTTGCGCCGGGCAGGTCTCCGAACTCGACCACATGGGTGTTGTAGATATTGTTGCCGCCGTGGGCGTTCTGATAGACCACATGGCCGCCAGAGGCATATCTCCCAACTATTGTGGCCTGCGGATCAGTGCCGCCGCTGGTCGTGTGGGTGGTGACCAGGCCGGGGTCCCGTTGCGAACCCTTGTTGAGTTTCTGCAGAAGGACCGAAACCCCGGTGGTGATCAGGGTTTTGAGGGCGGCGACTGCAATCGCCTTTATCGTGATCGCAGCCTTGAATGCCGTTCCGAGAGCGGCAAAAACGGCGGCGACGGGGGCGGCTTCGGCGGGCTGGCTCAACAGCAGCAGGAAGAAAGCGGCGAGGGGAAGCAGGCGGATCATGGGCGAAACACTCTCTCTGCGCGGTCAAGTCGGGTGACGTCGAGGCCTATTGCAGACAGAACATGGATCTGCTTGCCGCCAATGATGCCAAAGGCGGTTTCGCCGTCCTCCTCGATGGCGGCAATGTCGCCCGGCCGGGCGTTTTGCCAGCCGTCGATTTCGACCAGGTACTTGGCCGCCAGATCGGCGGGACCGGCGAAACCGGCCGCGCGTAGCTTGGCCCTGCCGTCTTGCAGGCGGCGGTAGGTGCCGCGCCACTCAGAAGCCAGATCCCGGCCGGAACAACGCTTGACCCATTCCGCCGCGTAGAGGGCGCAGTCAAACCGTCCGGGGCGCATTTTGGCTCCCTGGGCGCGGGTCTCGCGGAGGTACAAAAGCAATAGGGGGGCGCGGTCACTCATGCTCGCCCCCATGGAATGGTCCATTCGCCTGCCACGTCGCAATATTCACGGCCCTTGTCAGCGCCATTGCGGCGCTGCAGCTCTGCGCTGGAGCGCTTCAGGGGCAGCCCATAGGTGAGGTGACGCGCAGCGGTGACCAGGACCAATTCGGTGTAGCTGCTCCCGTTCTTTGGGCCGAGTTCCTGGGGAGCCTGGTTCAGAAAACCTTTGAAGGCCCGAACCGGTGTGCCCATCTGCCCGCCGGTGTCGATATTGAGCGCGACCGAGTAGATCAGTACCTTGGCGAGGCGGGGCTTGTAGGCCTCCAGAAGGGTTTTCACCTCATCCGTAAAGGGTGGCATCTTGATCCGCAGGTTGCGCACTGTGAAGCCGGGTTTGACCACGATGGGCGGCACGTCGATCACATTGCCTGCGCCGTAGAAGGTGCGGATCTCGCCGTCGATCAAAAATTCCTCGTGGTCGTCACCGTTCCAGAACCCCAGGGTTTCAGGCGCGCCGGTCTCGCGGTTCTCTGCCTCAAACCACAGCAAGGTTTTGGCGTTGGTGCCCCGCCGCTCTTCCAATTGTGCCTGTGCTTCTGCGCTGAAAATCTGCATGGCTACCTCAGAGTTTGAACCCACTCAAAAGATCCACCTTCGCTGACTGTTGCGCGGCTGGACCCGTAGTCGGATTGTTTCAGGGTGGCTTTGAGAACCGGGTCGCCCAGGGTGACCGGCGCGCCGATCTGGGCACCTTTGCGGATCTTGGGAACCACAGCGAGGTCCGCGAGTTCACCGGCCAGATTAGCAACTCCGCCAGCGAACACCCGATGATAGGCATGGCGGGTTGGGTCGGCCCCATAGGTGAAGCCCAGGAGGTCGCCACGTTGCAGGATATAACCAGCGGGCAAGCCTGATAGGCTCAGCTCATGGGCGTTGTTTGAGAGGGCAGCAATGACCGCGACCGCGCTCCCCAGAATGGTCTTTTGAGGATCTGCAATAGGTCCGGTCATGCGCGGGTCTTTGAACAGAAAGGACGCGCCGGGTTCTTCCAGGAGGGACAGGGTCGCATCTACTGAGGCCCAGACGTCGTGAAAGTCCAGATCCAGCGTGATTTGTCCCTGCCAGAGGCGGGCTCCGCGCTGATGATACAGCACCGATCCGTCGCCCGCTTCCGAGCTGGACGCCGCGCGGCCGGGGCGGGAGGTGAGGCTCTTGATCGGCAAGACGTCGATAAACTCAGAGGTGGGGAGGGGCCATGAAATGGGCATTAGCCAACTCCTAGCGGGTCATGGATGATGCGGTGCACGGTGTCCGGGGCGACCTCCCGGTCGTAGTGTTCCAGCCCCTGGGCCACGGCATCGCCTGAGACCTCTCGAACTTTGACGTCGAACAATGGGCTGGGCAGAACTTCCACCTGGGTGCGATTGGAGCCGCCGCCCTGGTTGTTGCCATATGCGGGGGCGCTGCCGGAGAGGCCGCCGATTTCGCCACCGTTCGCTAGGCCGGGGATCTCGACGCCGTCATTCATCGCCTGCAGGACAGGGCGATAGCGGCGGGTCGCTTTTGCATGAACCACGGTTTCGCCAGGGGAGAGCCAGGCCGGAACCATGTCGTCGCGGTTGCCGCCGTCGCCGTGGACTGTCCCGATTCCGACGTGACCTTCAGCCAGGCCCAAGCCGTCGAGCAGGATGCCGACAAGGCCGCCGACCGCCCCGTCTTTGCCGCCAAGGCCGAAGAGGTTTCCAAGCGGCCCGTCGCCAAGCAGGAGCGCCTCAAGAGCCGCTGCTGCAATGGCCTCCTTGACGCGGTCCCAGGCTTCGGCGGCTTCATCGCCACCCCGAACAAGCCCCTGGATCAGATCCGTGGAATTGTCGCGGAGAAAATCGGTCGCAGCTTCGGTTCTCGCAATGGCTTGCTCTTCTTCCACGCGCTCGCGGATCAGGGCCTCTACCGCTTCGCGTTCTGCATCTGTCGCGCCCTTCAGCCGGTCACGAATGCGGATCATCTCTTTCAGAACCGGATCTGTTTCTTGAAGCACCTCTAAGCGCTGCCGTTCACGCTCCATCAAGCGCTCAATGGCCTCGCGCTCTTTGTTGTAGCTGGCCGCACCGCCGCCCTTGCGGGACCGTCGCGATTTTGGGTTCGACGGCATATCGACGTCGGGCAGCCCGTGATCCTGGTAGACATAGTCGGAGTTGCCCGCTCCCTGGCTTTCGCCGCGCGGGTCAGCAAAATCGGGGTTCTCCCGGATGCGGCCCATGATCTCCTGGCCGTTGGCCTTCATCATATTGACCATGAGGCGATGGGCCTCGTCTGCGGCCAACCCGATATTGCCTGCCATGTCCACGGTGGCGACACCATTGGCCGCGTCCCAGGCGGCCATCATTTCAGCCTTCAGCAGCTCGGAGACGTCTTTGCTGTCGAGTTGCTGCTCATAGGCCAGCCGTTCGGCCTGCAGGCGCAGCTCTGCGACCTCAACGCTGCCTTCACCAAAGGCGGTGATCGCCTGCTGGGTTTCGGCCTCGAGGCGGAGCAGCTCAATCTGGTTGCGGGCTTGGGTTTCGACCTGCAGGCGCTTGCTCAGGTAGGTTTCCACATTGGCGGAGAGGCTGGACCAAAGATCGGCGCCGGTCGCCTTTAGCTCATTCCAGGGGGCCTGCAGGGCACCGGCAAACAGCTCCAGATCCCGGATGATTGCGCTTAGACCTTCATAGAATTCACGCTGGGTTCCGTTTAGGCTCTCCAGCCCCCCAGCCGCATCCAGGAGCTGGCCGCGCACGTCGAGGGCGGCTTTGAGACGGGTCGCCGCGTCTTCGTTGCTGTTTAGGAGTTCGAGGTTCTGTGCAAAGGCATAGCCGGCTTCTCGCGCGGCGCTGCCAATGGAGCCCAACCCGAGGAAGTCCTGAGAGGCGGATGTGCTGGACCGGTCATCCCAATAACTTAAATCAAGCACCAGGTTGCGAACGCTCTTGGCGGTTGCGTCGATCTCGTGCTGGACGTCCATCTTTGCCAGGGCCGCCATGTCTGCCAAGACCATGCGCAATTCCGGGGAGGCGCTACCAAATTCTTCGATCATCTCGGCAGTGCTGAGGCGCGTTTTCCCGGCCTTGGCGGCAAAGGTTTCAATCGCTTCGCCCATTGCCGTGAGCTGGTCTTCAAAACTGGCAATTTCGTCATCCGCTCCGGTAAGCCAGTTCACCATGGCGGCACCGGCGGCGATGGAGCCAATGGTGATCAAGGTCAGAGGGCTGACCATGGAAACCAAGGCGGCCTTGAGTGCTTTTGCTGCCCCGGCCGCGCCCAGATGGCCGATGACCTGGGTGATCTGGGTGCCCTGCTGGATGGCGAGCTGAAAGGGGTTCTGGCCCGCTGCCATCATCACGCCGATATCGTTGAACTGGGCTGTGAGGTTGCCGACCTGACCGGCAGCCAGTTGGTGCGACCGGCCCAGTGTTACGGCTTGGGTCGCGACGGCGGCCTCTTCAATCTGCAAGGCTTTGGCTTGCCTGGCCGCGTCTCCTGCAGCCTGTCCAATTCTGCGAATTTCAGCCTGGGCGGTCTTCTCAACCTTGTTGAGATCCATGGTTGCAAAATAGAGGCTGCGCTTGACCTTCTGCAGATTGGTCAGCTCGGACTTGCCCTGGGAGGCATCAATCGTCAGCTTTCCAGAGACAACAAAGGTCATGTCAGTTTCCGTTCCATTCTGCCACGGCGGCGTATTCAATGATCTGGACCTGGCCAAACAGCTCGGGGGTCATCTCCACTCCGGCCAGATCCCAGGCGGCGCGGGAGCTGCCGTAATCCAGTCCAAGGGTTCTGACGCGCCCGTCTGCCAGGCCGATACGGCTGAACTGTGTGGCCGCATCAAGGAAGGCCTCAAGGGCCGGGAGGTTGCATTCCCAAACGCCTTCTTCGTCCTGTTCCTGGGCAAGGGTCTCGATGGGGATGCCCAGGACGTTGCAATCCTGCAGGGCCTCGGCCTGGCGGGCCTTCTGGGTGCCTGTGAACAGGGTTCCATTGGCAAAGGACCGCCCGGCCCAGGTTAGTTTCCCGTGACGGCCTTGATCTGCGCCTTGGTGTAGGTGGAGAGCAGCGCGATCCGCACGTAGCCAAAGCCCAGAACCTGCTCCAGGATCTCGGGGCTGTAGGGAACGGGCTTTCCTTCGTCATCTGCCAGGTCGTCCAGATGCAGGATGATTTCGCGCAGAAAATCTTTGACGTTTTCAGTGACAGACAGATCGCGGGCGTCGCGATCCTGGTCGGACAGAACCTTAAAAGTCGCCTTTAAGGACTGGTCCACATACCCGTCGCCAGAGGGAACAGAGATGGGAACTTTGCGGGTGAAGGTCGGGGCGTTGACAACATTGAACAAGGGGGAGGCTCCAGTCCTGGGCGCTTAGGTGAGGGTCAAGGACCACTGATCGTTGACAGCGGCGGCGCGGGGCACCAGGCGCAAAGGCCATTCCTTGATGTTCTGGCTCTGGCTGAGAGAGGGCCGCTGCATCTGGGCAGTCGGCAGGCTCAAAGTGACGATCTTTCCGGCCGCTGTCCCATGCACCAATTCCACTGGCACCTTTGCCATGGCCAAGGCTTTGGCGAAGGGGTTGTACTCCGCCAGGGTCTTGGCCTCGACGGTGGTCTCAAACAGCTCGGATTTGTCGGTGATCAGCACCCGCTCGGCCCCAACCAGGAACCGGTTTTCCACCTTGTTGCCGAGGTTGAGCTTGGCGGTTTTCATCACGAAATCCACACCGTCGATAGAGAACGTCGGTGTGTTCTGATGCGACACGACCAGCGGCTCCACCCAGCTCATCAGATCGACCGTGGGCGGTGCCACATCGCTTGGTAGCGTAAACAGGCCGGTGAAATCGAACTTGATCTTGGGGGTGGCCTGGGCATCCAGCATCAGCTCGGCCTTGCCACGCGAGCCGCGCATGACATAGCGGGTGCCGTCGATATTCAGATGGAACGTCCCGGCCTCATGCCCCTTGGCGACCGGCGTGTAGATGACAGAGGTCCCGGCGTTGATTGTTTCGGCAACGGCGCAGGCGCGCAGCAGCGGCCCCCAAGCAGGCGCGGTTCCGGCGACACCTGGGGCGCTCAGATCCACGGTGAAGGACAGGGTGGAATGCAGTTCAGTCGGGATGGTGCCATTGGCGCTCATGCCGGGCTGTTCTAGGTCACGTTCCTGATCCTGGCCTTCCATGGGCTTGTAGGTGACGTCCTGCGCCAGGATCGCATTGGCGGCACCGGTTGGGCCTGCGTCGACGCCATAGGTGCCTTCCAGGGCAAACAGCAGGTACTTGTCTTTCCAGTATCGGGGAGCGGACATTTAGGCCTCCTGTTCCTTAGTGGGATTTTCCGGGGGCGAAGGTTCCGGCCGGGTGGCCTCCTTCGTGGGGTGTTCGACCTGTTTCAGCTTGCCGCCCCTTTGAAGTTCAAAGCGGCCACCGCTGGTGGGAGGGGTGAATTTGGTCATGCCGGGGTCCTCAATTGTGCGTCGATGGTGAAGGTCAGCTCGTAAAAGGCGCGGCCTTGGTGCATGGAGAGCAACCTGCGCCGTTCAAACACCAGAACGCCTGGGCCGGGCTCCGGGGACCAGCCGACCAGGGCAAGGGTGACTTCGGTAAGCATAGGGTGCAGACGGTTAAGGGCTTTGCGGCCGGTCGCGTCGTTCACATCGAGCGAGAGATAGACACCAAAGCGCTCATTGATTGCCTGGCGAAAGATACCGGTGCCTGCCTCCGCCTTGCCCCCCTTTGCGTCCAGCGGAACAACCAGGGCAGTGGCATTCTGGGGCAACCGGCCGTCGCGCAGCAGCTTTGCCATCTCAACGACCGGCTCGACCCGGTTCTTCAGATCCGGCACCTCGGCCTTAAGCTTTTGAATGATTGCGCCCAGCATCAGATGTAGCTCTTCATACTGTCGGCAGACATTGGGCGCTCGCGCTTGGTAAAGCGCACGTCATTTTCGGGTTTCTCGGCGGGTTCCACGCCAGCAATGGGCAAGCGGATCTTGCCTTCTCCAATCCCTTTGAGGGTTTCGCGGGCCTTCTTTTCTTCGGCGGCGATCTTTTCCGGGGCGTCGTAGATATGCAGCTCGTAGATCACCAAGGCTCTGGTGACCTTGGCAACCAGGTCAGGCACCTCGGCAAGTGGCAGCGCATAGTGATTAGCCAGGAAACCGTCGACCAAAGCCTGCGCCGATGTGATCGCTGCTGAGACAATCGCGGCGTCGATCACGCCGGTGGGCTCGTCGCTCCGGTCGGTCAGATCGACCAGCAGGCGGCGACCATAGCGCGTCTCAAGCTCTTGTTGGCTGGTGTAGTCCATGACGATTTCCGGTGAGGGTTGGGGAAGGCGGCGCAAAACCTGCGCCGCCTTTCAAAGGACAGTCTTAGGTGAGCCGCTGAACAACGCCGCAGGCCTCGAGCGGCGCCAGTTCTTCTGGCGTTAGCTCGACGGTTTCGCGGCTTGTGCCGGGGCCGTAGTCGGTGCCGTTGTGCTTGAGCGCGTCGAGAACAAGAGCTGGGACCAGGCTGCTAGAGGCCTTTGCCTTGGCTTTCGCATCGGCTTTCGCATCGGCTTCCGCTTCAGCCTTGGCTTCTGCGTCGGCCTTTGCCTTGGCCGCTGCTTCGGCTTCCGCAATTTTGCCTTTCAGCTTCTCCTCACCGATATTGGCAGGGTGGGAGATTTCCAGCTCCTTTGCACGGGCCAGCAGGGCTTCACGTTCGCTCATAACAGCCCCCTTACCCTGCGACTGCGTTCTGGATGAAATAGCCGACGTCCTTGGCGACGATCAGCTCTTTCACCCGCTCACCCCGGCGGATGCGATAGCCGCCTTCGAGGCCGATATCGGGGTCCTCGATGCGCCCGGCCACCTTGCCACCGAACTCCGCTGTTAGGCCCCAGGTGACGCCGCCGCCCTCGGTGTTAACCTGCTTGTTGATGTGCAGGAGCGAAATGTGGTTGCCCCAGGCGCGCTGCAGGTTTGCCGCCTGGCCCGGCTTGGCCGCGTTGAAAAAGGCGTCGCCGATCAACAGCCGCTTGATGCCTTCACCGGCAAAGAGTTCCAGGAACTGCTGGCGGGTCACGATGCCTTCGCTGGTCAGGTTGCCCTTGACCGCGTTGACGATCTTGGGGTGCGAGGAAATTTTGCCCCAGACCTTGCGCCCCATCACCATGGTATTGGCGGGCATGATGAAGACGTTTTCCAACCCGGTTTTGATTACGCCAATAGGATCAGAGTCGGCGTAGTTGGAAAACTGATCAGACCCAGACAGAGTGGTCTTGCGGCCGGTCGCATAGTTTGCGGCATTGTGAACCGTGCGGGCCACACGGACTTCGCGAATGTTCTCGACTGTTTCCGAGATCATCTCAACGGCATGGCCTTCGGGGTCGTGTTTTGACAGTCCGGCTTTTCGGGCTGCGGCTGCGGACCTGATGTCGGAGAATGGGACGGGTGCATCCAGGCCGAAATCTTCGACTTCGGCGGTTCGCGTTTTTCCGCCGAATTCCAGCTGATTGACACGGCCTTTGCGGCCAACACGCGCGTCAGGCACGTTAAACGCCTCTTCAACCGGGTATTCAGTCCAGCCGAACTTTTCAGTGGGCACGGTTTGGCGCGGCATGACCTCATCGGCAATGCGGGAGGCCTCGGGGTTCTTGTAGCCAATCGCAATCGCGGTCAGCGCCGCGTCGGATTGAAAGGGACGTTTAGGGGCCATCAGGCTTTCCTTTCAGGGATCAGGCTTCGTGAAGAAGGCCGGGCGACAGGAAGGTCGGGCAAAGGTCATCGGCAACGCCGGGCTCCTCTGCAAAACCAATGATGCGGATGGTTGTTCCGGCTGCGGCGACCGCCTTGATGGCAGCGCCATTGGCATCGGATGTCAGCGGGTCGCCCGCTGCCACAGGGCCGCCCAGGCGAACCGGATAGAGGCCGTCGCGGTGGACGTCACACATTCCGCCAAGCTCCGCGCCCATGCTGTCGGCAATGCCCAGAGATGCGGAGGTGTTGTCGCTGGCTGTGGTGATCGTGGAGCCGTTGGCGGGATCTGCGAAAACCACGATGCGGTAGCCTTCGATGGCGGCGGCGGCCTCATAGGCGCGGGTAAAGGACGGGATCATGCCTGTTCCTCCTGTACGGCCTGCACCGCTTCGGTGATGGTCATATCAATGCCCGCTTCGGCTTTCTTGGCGACCAGGGCTTGGGCCTTTTCAGCCAGTTCCTGAGCGTTGATGGCATCGGAGGTGACGTCGCTGCCGGGCGGGATGTCAGCGAGCAGCTCGCCTTTGAGCTTGGGTAGATCATTGATCAGCTCTTCTGTCCCTTCAGGGTCCTGCTGGTGCAGCGCGATAAAGCGGTCACGGGCGGGCTTGACGCCGATGTGGCCAAGCGAGATCGCGTTGTCGACAAAGGTTTCAGCAGCGGTCTTCGTCGTGCTGGCTTGCAGGCTTTTGACCGTGCCAGACAGGTCTTTGACCGAAGCCTGCAGGGCTTCGATGGTTTCGTCCTTGTCTGTGCCCTGGCTTTGGGCAGCGGTTAGGATGTCCCCGGCGCTGGCGTCTTTTTCGCAACCCAGGGCCTCGCCGATCTCGCCGAGCTGAGAATGAAGCGCCGTGGTGCCTTTGCCCTCGTCCGTGGCTTCCGCAAGGCGAGAATTCAGCGCTGTGGTGATATCGTCCTCGCTGGCATCGGGCTTTAGGCCCAGCAGCTTGGCGATGCTTTCCTGAAACATGGTGTCGTTCTCCTGGTTGAGGGAATGGAGCCCACGCAGGTTTGGCCGGTTGACCAGGCTGGCGCGGCGAATGGCGACAATTTGCTGTGTGGGCTTGGCAAGGTGGGCAATGACCGGGGAAATTCCGCTGTAAGCGCGGTCTTTCAATAGAGCCGACCCGGAAGGGGTCCAGTCGACCCGGCCCCAGATCCCGTCCTCGCGAGCCTGCATTTCTACGATCCAGCCCCGCGCAGGAGCCGGACGACCTTCCTTGGCCGCCAGGTCCATGGCGTGATCTTGATCTATGGGAAGCTTGTCGGCCTCCGCAAAGCTGTTTTGGATGATCTGCTCTGGTGCTGCTACATGGTAGGGGCCTCGCTTGTCATGGGTCTGCACAGCACCCGCAGAAGTCGGCAAGAGATGCACCCATGTCGGAACGGCATCCTCGCCAGTAGGCGAGGGGAGTTCCGCATGGATCGCGTTGAAGACGGTTTGAAGGCGCTTTGACATGACCGCAAATGTGACAGTCGGCTGCAAACCGAGACACCCGCACCAGGGTGCGGGTTATGCGAGGCTCATAGGTTTGAGGGAGATGGCGGCAGGTTGCCGAGGTCCGGCTTGCGGGTCAACCCCGACTATCTGCCGCGTGTTCCAGCCACTCTTCCAGCTCGAGGGCCAGATTGGTTTCGTCGTCTTCTGAGATCCCGATGAATGGGCGGGCCGGGATGTTTCCCCAGGGAATAGACGAGCCATTGGCGGCGGTGCCGAATGCGCCTTTTTCAGCGCCGAACTGCATGACGGCCGATTGAATGGCGTTGGAACCAAACTCCATGCTGTCCTTGTCGGCCGCGTAGTGAAGGTGGTTTCTCATGTCGCCCGAGACATTCAAGGGGGCACCAAAACTCAAACCCAATTTGGTGTAGCGTTTCAGAGTGGCGGCTGACCTAGGCGCAAAAGGCGCGCCGTCGGGCTGAAGGCCCTGCAGAACGCGGTCCTGCGTTGCCGAGACGAGCAACTCGCCTGCATCCTGCATAAACTCGGTCAGGTCTCCGGTCGCTTCCAAGAGAGCGATCAGGAGTGGATCCAGGGTGTCCGTGTTGTATTCAAGGCCAGTCATGTTGCCCTCCTTGTTCGCCAGAGCTTACATTCTTGCTGAGTCGACGCAAAGGCTTCTCCCAGCCCAAAGCGGACCGGTGCGAAGGGAGGCTGCTTCTCATTGCCGCACATGCAAAAATGCGCCTCGACTTCCCGGAAGCGGACATTCAAGTATTTCAAATGCGGCTTTTTGCCCTCGATGTCGGCTTCGAGCCCTGACCTTCACTGCGGCGCCGTGGCTGAAGAAAAACCCACTATACTCAGGCAGGGGGCTGCAAAAATGCCTCTTTCGTTTGTGCTAGATGATTCGCAGTTAGGAATCAGTTCCTTCAAGAACCACTTCTACTCAAAGTTGCCGAATGGTTTCAAAATGACACTTAAATCCAGAAGTCAGGCTGAAGAATCAACCACTAGGTGAATTTTTTGAAGTTTTCGTTTTATCAACCCCAATTCGCCAAAATCACTCATCTATAACGAATTCAACCAACTAGGTGAGAGAACATGTTATTTACATCTGGACGTCGCGCTCAAGCGGTAGAACTGGCTGAAAAGCAGGCATTCATGGATGTCATTGATCGAACACAAGCCGTTATTGAGTTTGAGCCTGATGGAACAATCATAAAAGCCAACGAAAACTTTCTTTCGGCGCTAGGGTATGATCTCAATGAGATTGTCGGACAACATCATTCTATGTTTGTCGACAAGGATTACGGAAAAACAGCAGCCTATAGAGCATTCTGGGAGGACCTGGGCTCCGGCAAGTTCTTCACCGATCAGTTTCCGAGGCTAACAAAGAGTGGTTCTGAAATCTGGATCCAGGCAACATACGCGCCGGTGTTCGATTCTGAAAATAAGGTCAAGAAAGTCATCAAACTCGCAACCGACGTCACTCAACGCCGGAAGGACACAGATGATATCGCGAGCAGTTTGACAGAGATGGCTAATGGAAACCTCGCGCAACGAGTTCAAGTCTCCAGTATCGAAGACTTAAGTGTACTAGGCCAATCTCTAAACCAAGCTATGGAAAAACTCTCAATGGCCATAGAAGCTGTAAAGACAGTGTCAGGTACGGTCTCATCAACAGCACAAGAGATCAACGGTTCGACGTCTGAATTGTCCAACCGTACAGAAACTCAAGCTGCAACACTGGAACAAACTGCCGCTGCGATTGAAGAACTTACAGCAACAGTGCGTTCTGCTGCAGAAGGGGCGAAACAAGTAGAAGAAATTGTTGCGAGCGCCAGAGCTGCGGCTCAAGGAAGCAATCAAGTTGTGCAAGACGCGATCTTGGCCATGGATCACATTCAAGAGTCTTCGGACAAAATTTCCCACATTATTTCTGTCATTGATGACATCTCGTTTCAGACTAATCTACTTGCACTAAACGCTGGGGTCGAAGCTGCTAGGGCAGGTGAAGCCGGACGTGGGTTTGCGGTCGTGGCCTCGGAGGTTCGAGCCCTTGCCCAGCGTTCAACGGAGGCTGCCGGAGAAATCAAGGGGCTGATTTCGGAGAGCTCAAATCATGTATCCAAGGGTGTAGAGCTGGTAGGGCAAGCTGGAGTAGAACTCAGTTCAATTATCGAGAATGTTGGAAATATTTCCGGGCACGTCACTGAAATTGCCCGGGGGGCGCATGAGCAATCGATAACGTTGGAAGAAATCAATACTGGTGTGAGCCAACTGGATGCGGTGACACAACAAAATGCCGCAATGGTGGAAGAAACTACCGCCGCGAGCCAAATTCTGGCCAATGATGCGACAGACTTGGCTCAACAAGTTGATAAGTTCACTACCCAGCCACACAATATCGTTTCGTTGCCGTCTATTGAGTTTGAAAACAACCATGACCAAGATGAAGCTTCGATGTTTGGGACTTGATGCCCTCTGCCTCTAGTTTTTGATAGGCCAGCAGTTGCACACCTTCTAGCCGAGGTTTCACTGCACTGACTGCTTGCAACCGCTTCCGACGTGACAGTGGGCTGGGTGCTGAGATAACCCTTAGCAGACATCTCAGGCGGCACGTGCGGCGAAGGGCCGCTCCGTCCCGCACTGCTGCACTCCAACCCTCAAATTTCGCTGCAACTCTCATCAATGACCGCTTTCCACGCGGCATCGCAGCGGTCGTTGGCAGTATTCCAAGGCCGAAAGGCGGACTTTGCAAAGGTCGCTCTCTGCGCTTAGCTGCTCTTCGTTTCTAGCTCACAAAATTGGATCTGCTGCGGTGGCCTTGGCAGCAGCCTCCCTTCGAAACTCGGTAACCAACAAACCTTTTTCAGTCTGAGTCACTTTGAGGGTGAGCAAGTTTTTCCCGTCCTTAGTCACCTGTCGGAAAATCAGGCTGTGAGATCCATGTTGGATCCTATGTGCTGCATAGTTGATCGCCTCCTGAGCCACAGCAAAGTCGGTCGCGGTCAGCCCCGGCTGCTCACGTAAAAGCTTGGCGATGGTTTCAGAAGAAATATCAGCCACTAGGCGTTTCGATCCAATAGCCTGGGCATCTTCCGGACGCAGCCGAACCAGAGGAAAACTGCCTTTGGGATCCTTCAGCCAGGTTTCAAAGGGCCCTCCCGTGATCCAGCTTTGGATCAAGTCAGAGGACGGGCGTGCGTTTAGAGTTTCCAGCTTGTCGCGGAGCTGTAGGACCGTTTCGCTGACTGTATCGCCAGGGGCATAGGCCCAGCCGCGCCCGACGCCTGGTGGATTACCGGTCTTGGGGTCAGGCTTGTCCCAGTTGGGGGCAAGTTTCACATCTGCCTTGCCGCCACGGCGGAGCGCGGCATTTAGCGATCGCGCACCAAAGACCCTGCAGGAACAGCCCCACTCATTCGGGGGGTAGTGTGTTTCCCAGAAAGGGTGGTCGGCCTCAAGAATGAGGCCATCCCAAGCAAGATGCTGGGGGCGGGGATCTGCTGATCCGCCGTGACGGTAGACCCACAGAGGGAAGCCCCCATCGCGGAGCTGGGCGAGACGTCCGGCCATGTAACTGGTGCGCATGTTGGTGCGGTAGATCGTCCGCATTCGCCAGGCTTCGCCCTTTGGGGTGCCTTCGCCTGTCCAGCCATGCCAGCCGTGTTTTTCCACGATGGCACGAAAATCGCGTTTGAAGGCCTCAAGGCCAGTGCCCTCGGAGATCGCCTTGTCCACGGCGCTTGCCAGGTCCTGCAGGAGATCAGCCTTTGTGGCACCAGCGACCATGAATGCTCGATCATGGGCGCTGTGAAGCAAATCGTCCCAAGCGCTGGTCGGGACCAGGTCACCGAGGCGCAGGCGAAAGGCCGCAAGCTGTTCAGCAAAGGGCTTGCGAAAGATCGCGCCAAAGGCATCAGCCATCGGCTTCTTCCTCAACCATTGCCCGGCCGCCGGCGGATGCGGCCAGTATCGCCGCCGCCATTACACCGGGTAATTCTGCACCCGGCAAAGCCGGGAAGGCGGACAACAGGTTTTCCCGCAGCTCTTCCAGCGAACCGGAGCCCTCCACGATGGCTTCGACACCGGACAGGATCTTGTGCATTTCCGGCAAGGCCTCGGCCTCGAGCCGTTCGGTCAGGCTGCCAATTGGCGAGATCGCCACAGAGCCGCCCTGAGGGGCCTCAACAGCCTGCGCCGCGTCAACTCCCCCGGAATTCCCTTTGAGCCCCTTAAACCCCCCTTTAAATTCAGTCTCAGAGGGTTTCTTGTCCGACTTGTCGTCGACCTCCGCCAGTTTTTCGACCTGATCACCGGATTTCCGCAAGATTGCATCCCCTTTCTGTGGAGTGGAGAGGCTCAGCTTGTCCCGGATGTCTTTCTCGACAAATTCCAGACCGGCAGCGAACCAGGGCGACGTGGCCTGCGTCCAGGCCGCGAGGTCTTCGGGCTCGGGGCGGGTGATTTTGAGTTTGGGATAGAGCTTTTGCGGCCCGTAGTTCAGATCGATGTAGGGACGCACCAGAGTTCTGTTGAGAATTGCCGCAAGCATTTTGCCGTCAGCCCGTTCGATGTCTTCGCGCACATCGCCGTGTTCCTTTCCGGATCCCAAGCCGCCAGTTTCGGCATCTGTGGTGGCCGTCTGGCCAAGCACGATTTTAGAGATCTGCTTGTCGTACCAGTCGGCGCGCTTTTCATAGAGGTCAATGGATCCGCTGATGTTGTCGCTGGAGACAAATTCCATAGACATGCTTTGAGGAATGATCGCGGCGCAATCCCCGGCAATCCCTGCTACCGCACGAAACAGCTTGTTCTTCTCCTCGTCTGAAGCGCCGGGACCGTATTTGCCCAGGCGAATAGGCTGGCCATAAGTCTGGGTGAAAATTGCCCAGTCCCGTTGAGTGAAGGCGCTGAACATCCAGCACCAGGAGGCGACCCGCGCCAGGCCAGAACGGATCTCCAGACCGGATTTGGAAGGGAAGGGCGCATAGATGAACTTGTAGGGCGGCAATGGAACCTCTGCGCCGCTGTCTTCCAGCAAGAGCGGGGTCCGCAAATCTCTGCGGTCAAACCGGAACCAGCGCTGGTCCCGCCATTCCAGGCGGTTCGGCTCATACTGCCCTTCGGAAAAGTCCCAGATGATTTCGGTGAAACTGTATCCCTTGCTGATGGCGTCCAGGATATTGATGATCTCAAACGTCAGCTCGTCGCGCTGCAGCCAGTTCTCCAGCGCCGTAGATTGCAAGAGCGCCGCCTTGTCTTCTCCTGCTGGCTCCACAGTGATTTCAAGCTGGCTCACAGCACGTTTCCGGTTGCCCAGGACCGCCATGTATTGCGGGCTGCGCTCTTCCAGGGTTTCTGCCAGGCCCATATATCGGATTGGGTCTCCGTGATCGGCAGACCGCAAGATCGACCCAAGTAGAAGCGGGTCCAGACCATCTGCCGGATAGCCGAAGATGGGCGAACGAACAGTGCCAATAGAGGCTTCTGCAACCTCACGGGTCAGGGCAGAATGTTCCACGGGGCGGCCGCTGGGGTCCAGAACACGGGATTTTGCCATTAGAGGATCCCTCCTTTCAAATCTGCCCCAAGAGGCGTGTCCCACCAGTTGCGGCCGCTGCCTTCGGGCTGCCCAAGAGCGTGGTCTTCGGGGTTGTCGTATTCCTGCCCCCTGGGCAGACCGCGATAGTCGGTTTCAAAGTAATCCTGGCGGCTGGCAAAGAAGGCGAGGGCGCTGGCAACAGCGCTGTCGCCGTGACGGTCCAAGCCGTCGCTGCCCTTCATGCGGAAACCGTCAGGCACTTTGATGATGCCGTCGACGAACTGCAGGGACTGGTGATCCTGGACCACGTCGGCATGGGCGCACAGGACAATGGTCTTGTCACCGAATGCTTCGATGTAGGGGGGCATTTCGCGGGAGTACCATTCCCGGCTGAAGGCAACCTCCACAATCCGCTCGCCATAGCGTTGGGTGGCTTTCTCAGCGAGGTAGGCGCCGTTACCGGTTTTGTCCAAAGCACCTTTGATGAAATTGGGCACCCGGTCGCAGATGTAGAACAGGATATCGCGCTGCTGATCGAAAGGGATGTTGCGCAGTTCGACCAGGAGCTTGGTTTCCCGCACCAGGGTTTCTGTGACTTCCTGGATCACGATATCGGTGGCATCACCGGAGCGGGCAAAGTCTTCGCCCATGACGTGCTTGCCGTTCTGGTTCAGTTTCTCAAGCGCCGGCTTTAGATGTTTCTCGCACCAGGCCAGGGCTTCTGCCTTGCGGATCTCGTCGCTGGCGTTCTTGAACTCGTCCGGTTGGATCCAGCGGTGAAACGGGATCCCTTGCTTTGTACAGGCCTCAATCTGAACGCGGGTGAGGGCAGCGCCCTCGGCCTCTGCTGGGATCGCGTCGAGCTCCTGCTTCATCGCAGCGGTGCGTGAACCATAGGAACCCCGGATCTGTGCTTCCCAGGCGTCTTGGTCTTCTTGAGACCAGTCTTTGCCGCGCATCAGGCAAACGCGCCTGTAAAGCCCGTTTTTAACCGCGTCCCCAAATGGGATGTGGTGAACTTCGTATGGGGTCTTCTTGGCTCGCGCTTCGCGGATCAACTCATTGAAGGGGTTCAAGACCCCATTGTGGGTTGAAATAATCCGAACCTTGCCGCCCCAAATAAGCATGGCGTTGACGGCATCAATGACTTCGCGCACGTCTTTATGAAAGGCGGCTTCGTCAATAACCACGATGCCCTGCAGACCGCGAATGTTTGCCGGGTTCGACGACAGCGCCTCCACCCGAAACCCGCTGTTGAAGCGAGCGCGATAGGCGGTGATGTGTTTGGTGGTGCCGTCGGGCTGCTTGTCCTCAAAGAGGTACTCGTCAATCTCGATCAGCTCACCCGCTACGGCTTTGGCAAAGTGGGCCACGTAGCCGATGAACTCGCGGCCTTTTTCTTTGGTGTCGCCAACATAGAAAACGTTGTCGCCGCCTGCGGATTTCTTGCTCGCGGCCGTGATGGCGGAATCGAGAGCCTCGGCAAAGGTGATACCCGTCCGGCGGCCCTTCTCGGCGATCTTCAGATCGCTCTTGTCCTCCAGCCAGGTCTTCTGGTGTTCCATCAGAATGCCGTCTGCGAGCGGGTCCAGATCGTCGGGCAGGTCTGTCCCGAGGTTCAGCGTCTCGGGAAGCTCGGACGGATCACGCGAAAGGATTGGCTTTTTGGGGGCCAGGTTTGCGGCTGCGTCCATGGGCTATACTCCGGCCCAGGCGCGTTCGTAACGTGACTGTAGGGTGTCTTTCTTTGGCCGGTCACCGAGCAGATCGGGGAAGAACTCGCCTTCACCTAGCCGCCACAGGTGACGGGTGTTGCGGGAGTTCACGATCTGGCTTTTGGGGGGGTAGACCTCAACCGCCGCAGCGCCGTTGCCCCAAACGCTGCACTTGATCGCCTGTAGTTGGTCCCAGGTGATCGTGCCATCATGGTCGACCCAAAGGTGCCCAAGTTCGACGTCGAGGTGGGCGCGGAACCCATAAAAGGACATTTCCCGAATTTCGCGGCCGCTCATCGCTTTAGCCCCAAGACGCGATTACGCAGGGCTTCGGCGGCCTTTGCGGACAGTCCGGCTTCAGCCGAAGCGGTATCCAGATTGTCTGCCATCTCTGCCGCCGCAGCCTTGCGCGCGTCTTCTTCGATCCGCTTGCGCTCATCGTCTTTCAGTTTTTGACGGATGCCCGAGCTGTGCATGATGTCTTTGAGCATCTTGCCGATGAAGTGCAGGTCCTGCGGTTTGATCTCGTCGCCGGTCTTGGTCATCTGGCTTTGCATGACCTTGAAGGCCAGCGTGGTGACCATCTGGAACAGGACGTTGTGCCGCTGCGCCTCTTCTTCCAGGCCGTTGTCATTCATCCAGTCGGCGGCCCATTGGCTGGCCTGTTCCTGGTACTTGACGAATTCGCGGTATTCCTGGCCGTATTCATGGACAGCGGACTTGCCGATACTGACCTCGTAGCCCGCCGCCTGAAGCTTGGTGTTCAGGTCGTCAGCGATTTTCGTGTAGCCGCTCCAGCCGCCCTCTTTTAGCGCCTGGTGGAGCCAGTCGCGGAACTCTTCCGGCATAAGATCTATCTTGCGAGGTGGGGGCATGTCAGGCACCCGGCCGAGGGCGCTGGACGCCAGCGCTACGGGCCTTGCCTGTGGCAATGTCTACGCCCCGGCTTGTTACGGTCGCCACCCGGAACGAACCGTTGTCTTCAAATGTTGCAAAGCCTTGCTCCTGAAGCCAATCTAGCTCGCCCATCACCTGGTCACGGGAAGAGGAGATGCCGAAGTCGTTGCAAACGTGTTCCAAAATGGAGGCGTTTGACGTGTATCCGGGGCTATCCGCCAGGAACTTTAGGATGGTCAATCGCCGATGCTGCGAAAGGGTTTCTGCGTAGCTGGTCATTTCTTGGGACTTCCTGAAAGCAGGTGTTCTTCGTGGCGGGTTACGACATTTTCGATGCGCCGCATGACGTCGCGCTGACCGGCCATATGGGCACCAATGGCTTTCAACTCTCCCGAGACGTCGCTCATGGCGAGTTCCATGCGGTGCATGTCTTCCTTGGCGGGAAGGGCCGCAACGGTTTGTTGGAGAGCCTGGATTTCCAAATCGTGCTGATCCATGCGCTTTGAGCCAACATCGAACCGGAGGTCCACGTCTTTCCGGCGGGTTGCGAACCAGGTGAAAATTATCGCCCCAATGGACAATAGGAGACTTGCCAGCTTCAGCCCCGTTTCAAGATCTAGGGCCACTCTTTGCTCTCCTGCCACTCAGTCACAGCGGGGTTGTCGCTTTGCTCGGTGACGGACTGAGCCAATCCCGCATCCGTGCCGGTATCAGCAACGCCGGGGCTGTCATGACGCAGAGAGCGGAGCGTGTTGATATTCTCCACGACTTGGGGAACGCGGCTCATCGTTTCGGCCAGACTGCGTTGAAACTCCTGGGCCTTCACCTGATGCCGCGCACCGAAATAGAAGGATACAACGACCCCCAGGAGCCACCACAGAGGCTCTGGCACCAGGATCAGCCCCTGCATCCGTTCAGCAAACCAGACGGGGTTGAACATGGCCGAGGTAAACAGAGCCAGGATGCCGATCACCATGGCCGGGCGGGGCAGGCGGTTCAGGCCATCCATGAAGCGGTCGAACCAACCGCGCTGGCGATACCCGAATTCAGCCGAAAACTGGCCCATGGCCCCGGTTTGGATCTGGGCGCTTCGCGCGGCCCCAGCCTCGGCGTTCTCTCGGAAGACTTCCACGGTCTCAGTGACCATGTTGCGGCCCCCGCCAAAGAACATCCCAAACAGATCTTTGATCACGCCCATTTTGCGGTCCTTTCCTGAAACTCTTCATCGCTCATGTGAAAGCGCGGTGAGATGAACTCTTCGGCGCGCTTGATCCAGCCGCCTTTGCCACCAGCTCGGGTGCGGGCATATTTGCGCGAGGCGCGACGCCGATCTGCGAGCCGGAAATAGTAGTTGCGGCGGGCGATGCCGTAGGCGTCGACAAAGTGGCCGTCGGCCTTCTTGAAGGCCCTTTGAACGGCTTGAGCGGTCCTAGGGCCGAGTGCCCCGTCCACCGCTACTGGCTCCTGGAAATCCGCCAAAAGCTTCTGCAGTATCTTGACCGCGTTGCCACCGGCATTGACGTACATGTCAAAGACCGAAGGCTGCAGGGGCTCCGGCAGAAGATTGATCCGGGGCTTCTCAAAATAATGACGGATGAAGATCTCGACAGCCTGGGCGCGGGTCAGTTTGCGGACGTCCTGGGCGTCGACGTCGCCGTCACGGTCCAGGTCCAGCCCGAGGCGGCGCATGGTGTGGATGGTGACGCCGTAGTTGGTGGCCCCGCCCGGATCGTCTGGATCGTTCACATATCCGCCCTCGCGGGCGACGATTTCTTTCGCGATGTGCTGGACTGAGTGCATGGCCGACCCCAAAGAAAAACCCCGTTTAACGGGGTTCAAAATGGCAGCGGTGGGGGGATCGGAACCACCCGCACCTATGTGCGGGGTAGGCGGCTAGCGGCCTTAAAAGAGAGAGGGTTGATTGGGGTCTGCCTCAGGGCGGGCACCCGGCTTAGCGAGCCAGCGGCGGACACTGGCGTCAGCCACGCCAAGCTTGCGGGCAATCTCGACAGTTTTCAAGCCCTGAGAATAGTAGACCTTTGCGCGCCATTCTTTGACCAGGGGAACGCGGCTTTGCAACCGGGCCTCAACATCGGCCAGCATCTTGGCCTTGGGAAACCCGATAAGGTCCACGACTTGAGAGCGCGCTGTGGGGTGTGTGGCAATGTAGATCTCGGTGCCCCCGAAGGCCTCCAGGAGTTTCAAGGTGTCCTCTAGTCCAAGCGCCTCCATGTAGGGCTCTACTTGCGCCGGAGGCTTGGGAAAGGGTGGCTTCGGTTCAGGCTTTGCCATTGGACCGCCCCTTGCGACGTGCCTTGCGGCTTCGAGAAACCGGAATGACAGTGGTCACAACGCCGTTCTGGATCTTGTAAGAGCAGCCGCACGAGAAGACCCCGGTGGCTCCAGGGTGATCCGCTAGAAAATCTACTTTGCGGGCAATCTTGCGGCGCAGCGTTTCAACATCGAGGCCTTCAACATGTCTCAGGTGGCGGAGGACCGCCTTGTCGGAAACTGAAATACGGGGCTGTTTCATCGCTGGTGAGCCTCCCAGTCAAAGTCAATATCGACGCGCTGCCCCCAGCTTTTGAGCGCCTGAATGACCTGGTCGATTTCCTTGTGATCGCGCATCATGTCCACGTCTGCGGGCACGTTGCTCCAGGCTTTGCCAAAGCGTTCCCGAATGAACTTGTTGAGGCCCTTGCGGCTGGGGTCGCGAAGTTTATTGGCTTCGCCAAGTTTGCCCCACAGGACATGAACCAAGCGCAGATCCGGGCGGGAGGCTTTGGGGTGTTTTTTCTTATTAGAACTGGCCTGGAAACCGTCCTGTTTAAGGCGCTTTAAAACTGCGTTTAACTCGGCTTCATCCATGTCTTTCATGGAGGCCTTGCCGGTAACAACAAGTTGCAACTCCCGGCGGGCGTCGGCGTCCAAGCCGAGTTCCCGGCAGCCGACGTGGATCTTTTGTTGCAGAGCGCGGGTCATCAGGACACCTCCTGCAGGAAGGGCGTTACTGGGTGAAAGGTCCGGGCGTTGGCCTCCATCCGGCGGTCAGCGGCTTCCCCTTCCTCACGGGCAATCTGAGTAAACCGGCCTTCTGGAAGCTTGCTCATTTCCGCTTCCCGGCGCAGGACAGCGAGCCGGTTGCCCAGCACCAGATTGGCGCGGTGCAACTTGGTTGCGTAGAGGCTCATACCCTCTTTGAGGTTGGCGCGGATTTCGTCTTCGGACATAGACATGAGCGCCCCTATGCCTTGGCCAAGTCAATGGTGATAGCTTCCCAAGGGGCGTCTGTCGAAGCGCGGCGGTGACAATGAAAATAGGTAGCGCTGCCGACTTCCCGTTCCGCGTCTTTGATGGCCTGCAGGGCGCGGGTCCAGCGCTCGTCCTCGATGTCCCATTTTTTTAACCGCAGCAGGGCGGAGCGGCTCACCTTGCCTTCCTGATTTACGTTGAATGCTTCGGTCACAAAGACTTTCAGTTCATCGCGCGCGCCGTCACTCCAGTCGTTTACGCATTCGTCGACCAAGGCTTTTGCCGTCTGCAGCTCAGGGCCGAATTCGTATTTGTCTGCGGTGCGCACCGACACTTTGAAAAGGCCATCATAGGACAGGATGGTTTTGTTACCTTTGGGGCCGCCGATAGTAGCGCCGTAGTCCATCGCGAGGATCTCTTCGAAGAGGCTGATATCCTCTGCGACATGAGCTTTGAAACGTGACACCTGCTCGCTCAGGGCAATTGCATGACCGATGATCTTGCGGGCGGTTTCGTCCTGGAGCAAATCACGGGACTTGACCATGTTGGCAGGCACCAATGCGCCTCTGGTGTCAGTGTGGTGCTTTTTGCCATTCACCATAACAACCCCATCAGGGATCTTGGCCGGTTTGAATTCTGTTTCAGGAGTCGGATTCTGGGCGTCGGTCATGTGTGGTTTCTTTCAAAATTGGGTGGGGTTTGGGTTCTGGATTAGGGAACTGGAAACCTATGCCAGCTATATCGCTAGTTGAGCTCCTAGATCGTCCTCAATTTAAGGAGCTTCTAGCTTGTTGTCACAGGCAGTGAGATCGGGTGCATGGGGTGCACTCGATCTTTTGCGTTTTTCCCTTTCTAAATTTCTTACTATCTCCAATGGGTTCGGCTTCGGTGACCTTCGGGTTCCTAGAATAGGAACGCCTGCTCTAAGCATGGTTTCCATATCTTTTTCCTCTCCGGTAACTGGCTGCTCATCAGACCAGGGCCGCCACTCCCTGATGACCGCGCCCGGCTAGGCCGGGCGGGTTTCGCAAATTCCGGTCAGGCGTTCAGCTCGTCCTTGACCGCCTGTGCTTGTTTGAAGCTCAGCGAGGAAGAGGCCGCGATATCGATAGCTTCGCCGGTGGCTGGGTTGCGGCCCTTGCGCGCCGAATTCTCCTTGCGCTTGAACGTGCCGAAACCGGAAAGGGTGACGTCGTTGCCATTCTTAACGGTCTGGATGATCTTGTTGGTCAGAGCCGCAAGGGTCTTTTCAATGGCGTCCTGGCTTTGGCCGGTTTCCTCTGCAACGGCACGAATGAGTTCTGCTTTGGTCAGTTTAGGCATGGTTCAGCTCCTATGGCTGGTTGGTGCGCTCGGCGGCGCGGGTTGATCAGGCTCCGTTTGGATCCAGCCAGTCGGCTAGTCTGTGGAGCCAGATGGCGAATTTGGTTCTCGGCGGCAGTGTCATTCCTCGGCCTCCGGCTTGAATTTGGGGCAGCCCCGGCAGGCGTGAAACATCATCACCTTCATGGGGCTTGATGAGGTCAAGTCCTCAGCGCGTCGCCGCCAGGTCAGGCAGGTCGCGCTTTCAATCTCGCCGCCCAGAGCATCGCACTGCACCGGGGCGTTCATGAAGGTATCGCGGACAGTGGCCTCAACATTGGCCATGTTGCCCTTGTACTGGTTGCGAATGGTCTGGCTGACCAGCGCGGAGCTGACAGCCAGTTTTTTGGCGACGTCGGCCTGAGAAGACTGGTCACATTCGGTAACGAGAACGGTCACCCAATCGGGAACATTTCCGTTCCAGCCATCATCAGCAAGGATTGCTCGGTTGCTCATTGTACTTGCCCTAGTGGTGAGTAAGAAATTCTGTCTTCGTTGGGGTCCACAATCACGGTCACACGCTGGGATTGAGGGGGGAGCGGGCCGGTGTTGTTGACCAGATTGAATGGGGTTTCACGGGTGATCTTCTTGGTTGGTTTTGGGGGCTTGATGTAGCCCGCTTTGGTGAGGGTCCGGCAGTACCTAGTGACCTCGTTCAGCGAGAGGTCGGGTAGGGTCGGCAGAAGGGCTTGGTGCAATTCAAGGGGGCGAAAACGGCGCTTGATGCGGATCGCGGACCAGATTGCGCCCTCAGTGCTGGAGCGAAGGTCTTTTGCTGCCGCGCGCTGCTCTTTAGGGGAATGAACCGTATAGAAGGTTGAAGTCTTCTCGCGGCCCCAGAACTTGACCACTTTTGCGGCGCGCAGCGCGCGCAGAAAACCCATGGTTGCAAGCGGGTTCTCTGGAAAGGCGGCCATGACGTCACCGTTGGTGAAATGGCGGTGTGCAGAGATGAATTGCCATATCTTGCGCTCGTGGTCTGTGCGGGGCTTTGTGGTCGGCACATCCACCGCAACGCCCTCGGCTTCTGCCCCTTCGATCAGCTCAAGAAGATAGGCGCGGGCCTTTGCGTCAGAAAGTTCACCGGCCTTATCCATGGCGTCGATCTTGGTTGCTTCACGAGGCCCCCAAGCGGTGAGGTAGCGAAGACCGCCCGAGACACCACAAGGCACCACCGCGCCCATCTCCCGTAACTTTTCCAGAAAGCGGGACATGGCTTCTGGCTTGGCTGAACAATGTGCAGAAACATCTATTTCGACAAAGCGAAGCTGGGAGCGAATGAACTCCAGGATCTCCCGCTCGTGGCCTTTCTTTACAGGAACCTGCATCATTTCAGGCCACCCCGCGGTACAGGTGCGGTATCACGCAGGAACTCAAGACCGCCCCAGCTTTGCTTGGTGATTTCGCTGATGGCGTTGAGACGGGCCTGTTTGCAGATATGGGAGACTTCCTTGACGATCCAGCGGGCATTCCCGGTGTGACGGGTGCGCACTTCCTCTAGGATCTGGTCATCAAAGCTTATGCCCTGGGGGGACACCATGTCTGCCAGTTCCCGTGTATCTCTTAGGTCGGCGGGCAGGGCTTCGGCATAAGCGAAGATCCGGCTGTCAAACTGGGTGAACCGCCGGAGTTTCTGCGGGAGGTCCTCTTCACCAACCAACAGGATAGGTGTTTGAGACCCGTCATGCAGGTCACGGACAATGCCGGTCAGCCCTTTGGCGACGAGGTAGTCGGCCTCGTCAATGATTAGGGGGCGGCTCTCAATGGCAAGAGCTTGGGTTGCGGCTTGCACCAGTTCGGGAACCGTCCCTTGTGTAGACTGTCCCAATTCGCGCAGGAGCTGCTGGAGGAAGAATTTCTTACTCCACTCGCTTTGAACAAGCAGGTGAATTGCATCCAGCTCAACCGCGCAGAAGATCGCGCCAAAGGTTTTGCCGTAGCCCGGAGGGCCATGGAATACGCCAAAGCCGGGGGCACCAAAGACGCGGCCTTTCAACTCATTAAGCAGCCCGGCCATTCTGGCCACATTGGTCAGCGGCCTGACCGCATTGCCGATTTCAGAAAGATATGCCATGCTCGCTCCTATTCGCTTCTATGCCGTCGCCTTGGGGTCCAGCCAGGCGGCGGCGTTTCTTTTGTCTAACCGGCGTTATCGCCGCTAAAGCTTCGTTTGACGGCCAGGAGGCCGGTGTATTCGGGGTGATCGACAAAGCCTTCCATCCAGCTCCGTTCCCGCTCGCCCACTGGTTCGCCGGCGGTGAATTTCCGCTGGATCTCGGCGACCTGGTCAAAGCGTCCATCCGGTGTGCTAGCCACTTGAAACTCGGCGGGGGCGGCCTTGGTCTTTGGCTTGGATTTCATCTGCAGGACCAGCGCGTCCCGAGCTGCAGCCGCGTCGGGATTGGGCTGAGATGAGGCAATTCGGGGCTGTGGCTTTGGAAAGACCGGCGAAACTACCTTGGCTTCCACCAATGCCGGGGTTTCCCGTCGCCCTGCGTTCATATCCGCGCCCAGTTGATCGGGTGTGATCGGCGCATGAAGCTCGGCCAGTTTCTTCTGGGCTTTGGTGATTTGGCTTCGGCGGCGAGCCGTAGAACGCGCGCCTTCCAGGTCAAAGAAACCGACCTTCTGCTGGCATTCGGCAAAGCCCATGTATTCGCCGGTGGTGGCGTAGATATGCAACCCGCTGTGCAAGTCTTCTGGGTCAAACCGGGCGACAATCTTGGTGCCTGCCTCCTGGCTCATCCAATCGCAGTGATAGACGTTTTTGTGCAGCGTCAGGCTGCCGTTGGATTTGTGCAGCTTTGCTGGAGCCTGACCCATCAGCCAAAGGCGGCGCTGATCTTCGGTCGCTTTGCGGATCGGCGCGCTGGCATAGCTTTCCTCAAAGGTCTGATCGAAGGACCGTCCGTTGGTGGTTGCTGAGCGGCGACCGGGGCGGGCGTTGTGTTCAGCGATCCCTTCTTCCAGGACCTCCAGGAAGTCAGCGGCCCTGATAGCCCGGCTGGCGTAGTTTTCGGGTTTGGCGTCAGGCCGGTTGCCAACATAGGCCCCGGCAAAGCGCGGGTCTTTCGCCACGTCGCTTGCCAGGTCCCGAAAGGCCCGCTCGATGGGCTTGGCCTGACCATGGGCCGGGGTGGCCCAGTGCATTTGAATTCCCAGATGGGGAAGCACTCCGATTGGGTCGTCTTCGCGCACCTTGAACCTGAAACGGGTAGGGGCGCCGGCGGTCATCCACTTGTTGGCAAATTCCCGGCCATTGTCGAAGAGGCAGCGTTTGGGGATACCCCAGTTTTCGACCATCTCGCCAAAGGCGGCCATCACCATGACCTTGTTGGGGTCATGATCGACGCGCCAGGAAAGGATTTTGCCGGAGTAGAGGTCCTGAAAGGCGACGATCTGAGGGCGGTTTATGGTCCCATCAGGCCATTCCACAAAGACGTCGATCTTATGGCAGTCTGCGTTCACCGCTTCCAGAGCGGTCAGCGTGGACCGGTCGCGGATCTGGGCAGGAAAGCAGCGCATAAGGCCGTTGGCCCCTTCACGCTTGAAGACCTGGACTGTGCGCGGCACTTCTGCATCCACTTGGCGCTTGGCCGTCTTCTGGATCGGGTAAGGCCAGCCTTTGCGTTTCGCCTCTGCAACAGCGGCGCGATAGCTTTGGGCGAATGTCGGGCGCTCAAGGCGCAGGAATGCACTCTTGAGCCAATCCATAAAGGGGCGGTACTGGGCGCGGTCCTCGGGCTTGCTTCGCTTCTTTGGCGGGCGCGGGGCGAGATAGGCCAGGCGGTCTTCTGGGGCAATGCCCTCAACCAGGGCGATCCAGTTGTAGACCGTGCGGGGGCTGACGCCCTTCTCCTGGGCGATGGCCTCTACCGCCACCACATGGGTCGCGCCGCTGATGTGCAGGGCTTCGACCTTCTGCAGGGTGTCCAGACGATCAGCGGCAGTGTCTTTCGCCTTCTGGTTCAGCGCGTCGAACTCTGCCCAGGCCTGGCCCCGGTCGAGGTTTTCTTCGGGGTGATCTTTGGCGCGCTGCGCTTCCTGCTTAAGCAGGGTTAAACGGGCGTTCAAAGGCAGCACAGACCAATGGTAGAGCATACCACCGCCGCGGCCAGGCTTGCGCTTGATCGCGCCGGGGGTGGCGCGCCAGTTTTCACGCAAAGCATAGGCATTCACGCCGCGCTCGGAACCGGGCAGGCCAGGCAGGCAAGCCTCTGCAATCTGCTCAGCAGACCACCATTCACGGGAGGGCGAGATATCAGCACTCATCCGGTGGCCCCCCGCTTGCTCTCAAATGGAACCACCTCAGGGGCTTCTGCGTCTTCGACGGCAACATCGTTGATCAATTTGATCAACTCGTCGCAGTACAACCGTGTAAACTCACGGCGGGCGCTCTTAGGTGCCCGCGAAAAGGCGTCTTTCAGCTTTCCCACGTGCTGCTCATGCGGGGACTGCACCGCCGCTCCTGGGGCTTTCTTGCGGTTTAGCACTTCCTTGGCGGTCTTGGCTTCCCCAGATCCCAGGGAGGCGCAAATCGCGCTACGGTCGGCCTGTTCGCCACATTTGGCGATCTGTTCCAGGTCCTTGAACTGCACCCGATTGGGGGCCTGCCGCAAAAGGGCGATTTCGTGCTTGGAGAGCTTCTCCCCGACGCTGATCAGGCGGCGAATGTGCCGGTCTCCCTTGCCGAAGACCTCGGCGGCATTGGCGCTGAAAGATGCAACGGACATTATGTCCGTTGCATTCCACCGCCCATGAGCTCCGGCCTTTCCTCTGGCAGTCTCAGGGTTGTCTCGCTCATAGAGTTCTTTGTGAGCTGCCAGGAAAACCGCCATGTCCAACGGGGTCAGCGGCGCGCCGGCCACGTTGGCGTCCACCTCAATGCGCAACGCTTGGTCATTGGTGCATTCGCTTACCTTGACTGGCACGTCTTCCAGCCCGGCTTCCTTGGCGGCGGTCAGGCGATGCAGCCCGTCCATCAGGCGATAGCCGCCCTTGATCCGGCGCACCAGCAACGGCTGCAGGATGCTGCCGACCTCCTGAATAGAGGAAACGATACTGGCGACGGCAGTTTCGGATGCTGTGCGCAGCCGTTCTTCGACTTCGATATCTGCGACGGGCAGGGTTTGAACGTTCTGCCAATTTGGAGGGGTCATAGCGGATGCTCCAGTTGTCTTGGGTTCAGTTGACGAAGGCCTGCCGTTCTGTGTGGCATGACCGATGGGACCGGCGCGCTCCGGGGCCTGAAAACGGCCCTCTATGATCTGCGCGCCAGGCATTAGGTGGCGTCTCGATTGTGGGCCGAGACAAAGGCGTAGAAATCGGAGAGGCCGCCCATCGCCTGGAGGCCTGCCATCAGGTTGGCAACCCGCTCTTGAGAGACTTCCATAGCTTCAACGGCTGCATCTGATTGGTCCGCCAATTCAACGCGTTCGGGCGCTTGGCAAAGCCGAGCGGCCTGAAGTTCCTGGCTGACTTTTTCGAATGCCAGGCGGCTCTCTGCGTATTCGACAGTCGCAGCCTGCAAAGCAGCGGCAATTGGGACCAAAGAGGTCCGGCGGGATTGAAAGGTTGGGGTCATTTCAAGAACTCCAGAAACAAGAGGAGAAAGAGCAATAGGCAGACGCACAAGCCTCCGATCAGGTCGTCAAGAAACTCGCCAAGCGTTGCCCAGGGCAGCCGGATCTTGCGGCCCCGGCCTGCCCAAAATGGAACAGAGCCGGGACCCATCGGTGCCGTGAGCGGGCATGAGATATCAAAAGCCCCCAGCGACCCATCCGCTGTGTCGCTGGGGTAGTGGCCCAACCGCATACAAGCCTTCGGAGCGTCTCGGTTGAGCGTGGGGGAACCAGGGGAGCGCATTGTCTTAAACGCTCTCGGAAATTCGGAAGAAAGACTGGAGCGGTTTGATTTGGATCGGCTTCAAATGAACGCCTTTGCGAACCGCATCGGTTAGAATTTGCCGCTGCAGTTCACAGGCCAATGAAAGGCTCAAATGCTCCGGGTCAGCGAGGAAATTTGTGACACGGTTCTTTGAGCCGGGCTTCTTGGGGTCCAACAGGTAGTTGCTGGGGAAAGTTCCCAATTGGAGGGTCGACTCCTTGACCCAGACTGAAAACTGATCCGGGGAGGGGATGACTAAAACAATGTGCTGTTCTGGCGCGTTGATCATGGGTGCCTCGCGTTATGATTGCCCAATCTTAATCATAACGCTTTATGATTATCAACCATCAAATATGAAAAAATCCCGTGAAGATGTGAACCTGCAAATTTATGCAGGTTGCGAAAATCACATTGTGGTATGATAGAGTGCCCGAAACACGGGGGTGAACATGCCAAAGATCGATTGGGAGCGGCGTCGGAAAAATATCCGCATCCTTATGGCAGTGGCGGGTACTAATCCTACTAGCCTGGCCGAAAGCGTTGGGCTTTCGCCAAATACTCTGTCGAAATTCACCGGTGGAGCCACGCAAAGCCTGAGCCCGCGTTCGCTAGGTTTGATTGTGGACGGTTTGGGGCTTAGCTCGGCATCTGATCTTGATACTGACAACCCAATAAATGACCCAAAGGTAACTCTCAGAAGGCTTATTGATGATCTTCCTGAGGAAAAGCTTCCTGCGCTCCTAAAGGAGCTTGAAGTTCGGTTTTCCGAGTATCTTCAAGAGTAGACACTTCAAGGACAATTAGTATCGCTGCGCAGAGCGTTTCCTCCGGGAGGCGCTCTACAAGGCGTTGCAGGTCCAATCTTGCTGGGATCATTTGGACATTTTCATCAGTGTTGACATTTATGAAAATCACATTCTATTATGATAAAACATCTTTAAGGGGAATGTATGGTAATGACTACCTTTCTTCAAGAAAATTTTTCGGGGTTTGGCTACGTGGTCCTCGGGTTAGGGGAGATGCCGACTTCAGCAGTGACCAACTTTGAGGTCGACTGGCACCAAAAGTATTTTGCAGAGCAGTATCATCGAGTTGACCCGGTCTTTAAATTCTTTGCCGACTGCCGGGGCCGATCCGGGACCAGGTTAGTCTCTGAGGCAGAAATGGAAACGCCTCTGTATGAAGAGGCAAAACTCTACGGGGCCGACAGTAACTTCATTTCAGTTTCGGCCATAGGAGGGAGCCAGATGGTCCTTGGCGGCGTTAACCATGATCTGGATGTTACCAGGGCATCAATGATCCATAAGTCCTGCCGAGCAGCGCATAGATCGATCCTTTTAGAGAGGGTTGACCAACTGAGTGACCTGCAGATCGATTTTCTTGAAATGTGCGAGGAAGGACTGATCGACAAGCAAATCGCCTGTGAGCTTGGGGTGTCGATTTCGGCGGTTGCCCAGAGGAAAAAGGCGATTTGCAACAAGATCGGAGTTTCTAATTTCCGGGCGGCGCTTTCCCTATACTCGGTTCGAAAATGGAGCGGAATTGTTCCCCTTGTATAGAAGTGTAGCCGGTTGAAAAAAACATATCAAATTATGATAAGTAGCGTCATATGATGACTAACACCTTCCTGGTCGATCTGCGTGACCCTTCGTCTCGTGTGGATCTGTATGCTGATTGCCTCCGTTTGCGGAAAGAAGTGTTTATCTCTCAGATGGGTTGGAACCTCTACGAGGCCAGCGGTTGCGAGTATGACCAATATGATATCCCGGCTTCGATCCATCTGGCGGCAACGTTGAACGGGGTTTTGGTTGGGTGCATTCGGTTGCTCCGTACCGATAGCGTTCATAGCGGTGTCACATACATGATCTTGGATGCACATCGAGGGAAGATCCCAAACTTGCCCCAGGGGATAATGCATGAAGAGCTTGTGTCCGAGAGCGTTTGGGAAGCTTCAAGGCTTGCGATTTCCACGTTAGTGCCCGGCGAAATTCGAAACCAGCTCCTGATCGGTTTGGTAGATGCAGCGCGGCGGTACGTTCAAGAAGCAGGAGGGGTCTCAATGTTAGGAATGATGCATCCGGCTTTTTTGAGAACCTTTAGGAGAGCGGGTTTCAATGTGCGCCGGTTCGGCCCAACGGCGCCGCAAAGAGATGGCCCGATCTGTGTCTTACGCTGGGACTTTGTGGCAGAAACCTCCGAAAGAACGATAAGCGTGCTGTGCAGCGGTTGAGGCTGCACAGGAGGTATTGAATTCATGAAGAAAATCGTCCTCAGCTCTCCTGGTGTGCAGCAGCCAAAGGTGCACAAGGGGTGGCGGAGTTTTGCAAATTCCGTTGAAATGCAAAGGCTTAAAATTCTCGACGAGAGAATAGAACGTCAAAAAAAATTCTTAGCGATACTGTTAAGGATCGGAAGGCGATCCGTTCCAGGCTGATCCGCCGAATGCGTCGGGCAAACGGCGCAGAATAGAAGCGAACTTTGAATTGAGGGATATCAGACACCTAGCTAGGCTTTGCACGTTTAGGCGTCTGATAAGCGTTTCTAGTTAAGGCACAGGAACAGATCTGCGTTTTCGTATGTATTGGAGTTGGCGCGCGTTGAAACATATTCAGCACGCTTTTTGTGGCCCTTCTCGCAGATCCGTTGGGCCTCGGCTGTTGAAGCTGCAAGCGCCTCTTCGCGGTTCGTGAGTTGAGAGGTGATAATCGTTACGCTGTCGCCGTTGAAGTCGGAGACAATTGGATTTGCTGCGATGTCGCAGGCGGCCAGGGCTGCCAGTGCGAATAAAGGTATGGCTTTTCTCATAGGTCTTCCACTTTTTGAATGTGAGCCAGTTTGAACACGGTGCACCGCACAACTCAAGAGTTTATTTTGTCGGCAAGAAAACCTTTTGGGTGAATTTCGGTCGGGGCGTATCCCTGAAAGCCTCTGAAAATCCGTTCCGAGTTCGAAAGCGATGTTCCGGTTGCTCATTCTCACTAACCGTATGCAATTTATGCCAATATTTCGTTCTCGGAACTGGAAAGCACCGACGCGCTCTAATTCCGAGTTCGGGACTCAACATAATGACGCTTATCGGCTCGGCAGGGCGTGGTTACCGCTTCAGCCTGGCAGGGAGCGTTGAAGGTCTGGTGTGCGGACGGAGCCGACATTAGCCGCAGTTCCACGGATGGCCGCTTTGAGGCAGGCGACCTCAAGCCACCTATCGAGAACTAAGCCATCTAGCGAGCAATTCGGTTAGCTCTGGCGAATATTTATCCTCGCTATGGCTGAGCAAAATTGCGTCCTTGAATGCGCTCGCGAGAGATGTGTTTTCTGGATTGTCTTTCTCGTCTCGGCAGGATGCGTACCCATTGAGTAAACGTACTGAGTAGCTACCGGGCGAAGGAACAGCCTCGTGGTTTGCTTCGATCAGGAAACAACGGAGGGGAAAGTCAAAGCCATTGGCCATGCCCAAGAACAGCCTGAGAATAACAATCAACGGCAAAGCAAAAAGGATCAGTCCTGCGACCACCCAAAGAGGCAGCAACCCGCTAGAATGTAAGAGAAATGACAGTAGAGCAACGAGTATTATTGCTAGAAATCCACCGCCAGCCCCACCAAAAACGGCGCCAAGAACCAATCCGATTTTCATGATAACCTGGAGAATCCAGCTAGAGAAGTTTGCTAATGCAATCAGTCCGCCTGCTTCGTCTCCAACCGTCTTCAGAATTAGCAATTTCTCTGGGGGAATTGCGGGCAGGTTCAGTCGATCAACTCTGCGCTTTTGGCGAGCCAGAACTGAGGGCGTCAGCTTATCAACTGCCAACAATGAAAGCGGCACGATGAACAATGACAACAAGGCTGCAGGCCCTATGTCTCGCCCAAAATAGTCGTTTACTAAGAGATAGAACCATGCTGCCATGATCGCCGGTAATAGCAACCCGATGATGGTGAGTTGGATAAGCGTATTACTGGTTCGAAAGTGGATAAATGGTGTAAACATACATGCCACACCAGCTACGCTATTGGAAAAATCACTATCCTTGCATGCGTATAATGCGGCTGACCCCCCGTGACTGTGGCAAATTAGAAAATGCCTATGTTTGATGCCTCGGCTTTCATATTCACTACGAACTCTTGAGACGTGTTTTTTCAGGGCTTCGGCTGCACGAAGTCTCGCCGAAATGGTGTTCGCACCCGACCAAGAAAAACGCTCGAAGTTCACTTCACCGGTGCATTGCCTACGGATCGCATTTGCAAATCGTGAATGCGAAAACGCCCATTCTGCGTTCGGGGAGAACGTTCCGTTTACTAGCGTAACTACTAGCTCTTCAGTCGTTGGTTGCTCTGAACAGTCCAT